GCTCGCTTGCGCATTCGGCCGTCGATCTGGCGGCCAAGCTCGAAGCGGCGCAGACACGCTTTCACGCCGGCGATGCACGGCCGTCCGGCATCCTCGTCTCGAAAGGCGCGTTGCAGGCGACGCAAAAGGAAGAAATCCGCCGCGCCTGGCAGGCGGCCTACGGTCCGGGTGGGTCGGGCGGCACGGCCGTGCTCGATCTCGACTTCGATTTCAAATCGATCAGCACCACGGCCGCCGATAGCCAGGTCATCGAAAACCGCGAGTTTCAGATCGAAGAGATCTGCCGGTTTTTCCGCGTGCACCCGTGGGCCATCATGCGGCAATCGTCGTCGCAGAGCTACGCCTCGATCGAGCAGACCGGCCTTGCCCACATCCAGCACACCATCATGACCTGGGTGACAAGGCTCGAGCAGACCGCGCAACGTGACATCATCGGCCGGGACAGCGACCTGTTCTTGAAAATCAACGTCAACGCCCTGGCGCGCGGCACGCTGCTCGATCGCGTCAATGCCTACAAGACAAGCGTGACCGTGCACATGACGCCGAACGAGGTCCGCGAACTGGAAGACATGGACCCGATCGACGATCCAGCGATGGACCGCGTCCAGCTGCCGATGAACAACACGGGCCTCGCGCCAGCGCCCTTGGCGTCGAAACCGACCGACAAACCCGCATCCCCGAAACCCCGCGATGGAGCCGCAGCTGATGTTTGAACTCATGAGACCGCGTGTCCCCCAAGAAAAGGCTGGCATTGTCGGCGCTCCTGCAACGGTTCCTGCGGCCATGAACGTCGCGACGGTGGCGCCGGAGGTGCGCCGGTTCCGCGCCGTCGTCACCCGCCACATCCGGCAATCGGCCGTCGTGGAGTTCGACGCGCAGGAAGGGTTCGATACCTACACCCTCGCCGAGCAGATCGTGCCGATGATCGCCGAGACGTCATGGACATCAGAATCGCCGTCTGGCGGGTACATCGCCGATCTGCGCGCGATCGACATGACGGACGGTAAGGCGACGCATGTCCTGCTCGAATGGAAGGCCGACGCTGACGCCGAGCAAGAGCGCGATCGCCTCGTCGCGGCCGTCAATGCAGCGGGCGACGAGATTGCAAGCGCGGTCATGACGACGTTTGCGCCAAAGATGCGCGACTTGAACGCGTTTTTCGAGGCAAATCCAAACGTCGAGTATGCCCAACTCAACGATAGCGCATACAGGATCGGCGAAGCCTGGTACGACGAGATCCGCGCATGACCACCGCCAGCGCTAATCGTCCATCCTCCGTCGAGCGCAAGCGCGCACCGGTCCGCATCGCGGCCAAGGCGTTGGCCGACGATGGCACGTTCGAGGGCTACGGCTCGATCTTCAAGGTGGTCGATAGCGTCGGCGATGTCGTCATGCCGGGTGCCTACGCCGACACGATCGCCGCGCACACCAAGGCCAGCAGCGCGCCGAAGCTGCTCTGGCAGCACGATGCCAACGAGCCGATCGGCGTGTGGACCGAAATGGCCGAAGACGATCGTGGCCTATGGATGAAAGGTCGCTTAATCCTCGACGTCGCCCGCGCCCGCGAAGCCCATGCCCTCATGAAAGCCGGCGCCATCGACGGGTTGTCGATTGGCTTCGAAGTTGCCGAAAGCAGTTTCCTGCATCCGGACGATGCGCTCGAAAAGTACGGCTGGACCGCGCCGACGGCGCGCTCTGAAATCCGGATGCTGCACAAGGTCAATCTCTGGGAAGTGTCGGTGGTGACCTTCCCGGCGTGCGAACCGGCGCGCGTCTCGGCTGTGAAAACCGATCCCGCCGCGCGTGAGTATCAGCCCGTCATCGCCGCGCTCGCGCGCCGCCAGCGGGCCATCGACCAATTGCTGTCTCGCGTCATCTAGACGACCGCCGACGAAGGCGCATCCCCAACAGAGGACTTCTCATGCACGACGACAACGCACTGCCGCTGGATCGCGCGTTCGACATGCTCGACACGCCGATGGAAATCAAATCGCGCACGCCCGCCGCCGGCTCCGCCGACGCAACCGCCTTTATCGGCGATCTGGCGCGCGCCATCGACAATCAGACGACGGCCATCACCAATCTGACCGTCAAGTCGGCAGCGCCGGCCAAGGCTCGCCCGAACCGCACGCCAGCCGAAGTGCGCGCCCGCGTCCAGACTGCCCGCGCGCTCCGCGAGTTGCGCGAAACCACCGAGCGCCAGAAGCGCCGCCCGGATGCGCTCGACGAGGCCAAGAGCCGCCGCATCAACGCCGCGCTCGACGGCGAGCGCCAGTCGGTGAAGGACGCCGAGATCCGTGATCTCAGGGCACAGGTCGCGGAACTCGCGAAGAAAGCCGCCCGCCCGGCTGGCCCGTCGCAGATGCAGGCGCGCGATCCCGCGGCCATGAAGAACGCCGCGTTCGCGCTCTATCGCAAGTCGCTCGATCACTACATGCGCACCGGCGAAACAACATATCAGGGCCGCAGCTTCAAGCAGATCCAAGACGCAGTGATCAAGCTGGACACCAAGGACTTCAACGCCAGCGTCGGCCCGGAAGGCGGGTTCTTCGTGCAGCCGGAGCACGACACCGGCCCGCTCGAGGCCCTGCTGAAGCGCTACAGCCCGATGCGCGAACTCGCGTCGGTGCGCACCATCTCGTCCGCCTCGTTCAAGCGCTACGCCAAGATTGGCGGCGCGGCCATGCGATGGGTCGGCGAGAAGACGGCAACGTCGGAAGACGCGACCGCCCGCTATGCCGAGCTGGACTTCCCGGCCATGACGGCTCTCTCCGAGCCGCGCGTCTCGCTGGAAGCGCTCGAGGATAGCGCCATCGATCCGGAGATGCTTGTCTCCGAGGAAGCCGTCGAGGAAATCGCGCAAGGCGAAGGCGCAGCCTTCGTCTCGGGCGACGGCGACAAGAAACCGCGCGGCTTCCTCGGCTATGACTTCGTCGCCGATGCGTCGTGGGCCTGGGCCAAGGTTGGCTATCTGGCAACCGGTGCCGACGGCGCGTTCGCCAGCACCGGCCCGGGCGACGTGATCAAGCGCGCTCCGTTGGCGCTCAAGAAGGCGCACCGGCAAAACGCGTCGTGGCTGATGAACCGGTCGACGATCGGATCGGTGCGCACGATGCGCGGATCAGACGGTCACTATCTCTGGTCCGAAGGCGATATGTCGAAAGGCATCCCGGCGACGCTCGATGGCTTCCGCGTCGACGAGGACGAAGAGATGCCGGACATCGCCTCGAACGCCCACGCCATCGCCTTCGGCGACTGGAAGACGGCCTATCAGATCGTCGATCGCGTCGGCTTCCAGGTGTTCCGCAACCCCTACCTCGCCTATCCGCAGGTCGTCTTCCATGTGAGGAAGCGCGTCGGCGGCGGCGTGAAGAACTTCCAGGCCTTCAAGACAATCAAGTTCGCGGCCTCCTGATCCCGGCGCCCCCGCGCCAGGCGCGGGCCGGTTCCTCACCCGGTCCGCGCCAATCCCTCTTGGCATTTTGCAAAGGATAGGCAGCCATGTCTGCACGAGACCTCTACTCGACCATCAAGCGCGTTCCGTCGATCGCCCCGCTCGGCCGCACGGGCGACGTGACCGGCGCCAGCGTCGATACCCGCGGCTATCAGTCTGTGACCTTCGGGATCGACATCGGCGTCGGCGGCATCACGTTTGACGAGAGCAACAAGATCGAGTTTATCGCCGAGCATTCGGATGACGGCTCGGCCTGGACGGCCGTCGCTGCGGCCGACGTGCGCGGCCCGGAAACGTGGCTTGCGGGTGGCATCGTCAAGTCGCTGATCGCCGCCCATGCCGCGGCCGCCAGCTACAAAGTCGGCTACTTCGGCCAGAAGCGCTATGTCCGCATGAAGGCCGATCACACCGGCACACACGGCGCGGCTACCGGTTACGGCGTCGCGGTCGTGCTCGGCCATCCGCATCTGGCGGCCGTCGCCTGATCCGGGCGACGACACGCCAGTCCCGGCCCGGGCGCGTGCGGGCCGGGCCTTTCTGAAAGGTTTGATCGATGTCCGTTCGTATCACCAAAGCCTTCCCGTGCGTTCCGTCCGGCGCCGTCCATGCCCGCCAGTTCGTCGTCGGCGAGATTACCGACGATCCGGAGGTGATCGCCGTCGCGCTCCGCAATGGCTGGGGCGAGCGGCCGGGATCGGACCGCGACGCCGCCACGGCGACCGCGTCAGCTGCGGCATCGGCCGCCAGCACCAACACAAATGCCCCGCCATCAGCCGATCCGCCACCGCGCCGCAAGGCGCGCGTCGCGGCACCGGAGAATAAATAGCGCGGATGCGAAGTGGGCATCTAAAGCGCTAAGCAAAAAGCGCGGATGCAAAGCGGGCATCTAAAGCGCAAAGGATAATTCATGCAGGGTTCGGTCATCCTCTCGCGCGTGGCGGAAGCCGATGGCGGCGTAGCCTTGACGCAGGCCGTGAGCTTGACCGAGGCCAAGCGGCATCTCAACATCTTCCATGCCGAAGATGACGCGCTGATCACGGCGCTGATCGTCGCGGCGCAAGCCAGCATCGAAGGCATCGACGGCACGGGCGGCACGCTCGGCCGGGCGATCACGCGCCACACGCTGGACATGGTGTGCGAAGATTTTCCCGACGCGTCGCGGCTGGCATTGCCGCAACCGCCGCTCGTCTCGGTCGCGTCTGTCAAGTATCTGGACACCACCGGCACCGAGCGCACGTTCGCGGCTTCCGGCTATCATGTCGTCGCCGACAAGTACGTGCCGCACGTGCGCCTGAAGGACGGCGTCTCGTGGCCGAGCCTTGCAGATGCGCCGGACGCGATACGCGTGCGCTACGTCGTAGGCCCGGCCGAATGCCCGGGCGACATCAAGCAGGCAATCCTGCTGCACGTGGCGCACCTCTACGCCAATCGCGAGGCGGCCGGCGAAAACCTGACGCCATTGCCGATGGCTTACAAATACCTGCTCGATCCGCACCGCACACACGGCTGGATGTAGCTTTTGTTTGCGCGCTTCGGATGCCCACTTCGCATCCGCGCGCGTGAATACGGATGAGCCGGTGTCGTGCCGGAGCCTCAATATCAGGAGTTTAGACCATGGCTGACTTGACCATTACGGCTACAAGCGTCGTCGCTGGTGCCGACGCGGAAAAAATCACAGGCACGGCAGGCGCATCGATCACGGCAGGTCAGGCCTGTTATCTTGACCCGACCGATGATCGTTTCAAGCTCGGCGATGCAAACGGCAGTGGCGCCAACATCAAGACCGTGCGCGGCACGGCACTGCACGCGGCCGCCAGCGGCCAGCCGATCACTTTGCAGCGGTCCGGAAAGATCGCCATTGGTGCCACGGTGACCGTCGGCACGATCTACGTTCTCTCGGCGACGCCGGGCGGCATTGCGCCGTCAGCGGATTTGTCAAGCGGGCATACTGTGTCCATCATCGGCGTCGGCGTCTCGGCCACCGAGATCCAGATGCAGATCATGAACTCGGGCGTCGCGGTCGCCTGACGATGGCGGCTGGCCCGAAGCGCGAGGTTATCATCATCGACGCCGAGCAGGCGCAGGCCGACGGCGACGAAATCGAACCGCTGTGGACGGAGATCGCGCGCATGCGGGCGGAAGTCACGCCCGTGCGCGCGTCCGAAACCGAGCGCGAGGGCGCGCTGCGCACCATTCAAGTCTATCTGTTTGCGGTGCACGCCGCGGCGCATCGGGCGGCGAACGTCACCTCGGCGCACCGCATTCGGTGGGGCGGCCGCATCTTCAACATCCGCGAAACCCGGGTCGGCATGACAAATAGCATGGATGTGGAATACGTAGCCGAAACCGGGGTGACGATCTGATGTGGGTCGATGCCATCCAAAAGGCGCGCGTCTTCACCGTGCCGGAAGGCATGGCGGCGACCGACGCCATCGCGCAGCGCATCGTGGCGATCGACGACGAGGTGCTGCTGCTGACGGCCGATCGCGGCCGTTATGTCGATGCACTCGCCGACGCCGAAGCAACGCGCGATCATGCGGCATCGGAGCGGGACGCAGCCAGCGCCAACGTCGACGAGTTCGCGCGCCGGTTCGACGATATCATCGCCGAGCGCGACGAGATCGAGGCGCGGCTGGAGCAGCTGGACCGCAATTTGACCGCCCTGACCGCCGTCGAGCCGACGGATACGACGGGCGTGATCGGCGGCCGCATTGCCGATGCCTTGGCCGAGACGGACGAACGCCGGTTGCGGCTCGAGCAAGTCCTGCGCAATCGCGACGGCGTCGCCGATGCCTGGATGCGCGCGCGAGACGACGTGTCCGCCGCCGAAAGCACGCTCGCCATTGCCGAAGCCGCCGTCGCAACCGCCACCGAAGCCATCGCATCGATCGACGGCCGCCTCGCCGCGCTCGACGACGAACTCGCCGATCTGCGCGAAACCCTGGATCGGATGTCGTGAGCGGTGTTGTCGGCCTCGAAGCCGTCAAGGCCAAGCTCTCGACCTACGATCTCTATCTGGCCAAACGGCTGGACGAGGCCATCGAACAAGAGGCGCGCGCGTTCCAGGCCGATCTGGTCGCGTCGGCGCCGGTCAAGGACGGCGATCTCAGGGCAGCGCTCGCATCGCCAGATGCCATCCGCATCAAACGCAAGGGCGGCAATTCGGTGATCGAAGTTGGCTTTCTGACGACGGCGCAAAAGAAGCAAGGCTTCCATGCGTTCTTTGTGGAGTTCGGGACGAAGGGCTATGCCAAGGGCCAGAAGCGCTTCTCCGGCAAGACGAAGCGCGGCTACGCCCGGTTCAGCAAGATCAAACGCGACATCCCGGCGCGTCCGGCGCATCCGTTCTGGCGTCCGGCATTCGCCCGGCTCGTCGAGCGATTGAAGGTCGCCCGCGCCCGCGCCCATGCGCTGGCCTTGGCCGACATGGCGCGGGGCGGCTGATGGTCGACGTCGTCGACGCGGTGCGCAACGCGGTCCTGGCCCGCATCAAGGCGGGCATCGTCACGGCGTCTGGGCTGCCGGTTGTCGGCGTCTATGCCGACCCGCCGCAGAACATGGCCATGCCGGCGGTGACGCTGGATCGCGTCGCTGACGAGGCCGACGATCTGCTCGCCGAAGAGCAATCGCGCATCACGGTGACGCTGACGATCTGGAGCGCGGCGCGTGGCCCGCGCGAGGCGCAGGCGATCCGGTCGGGCGTGCGGTCGCTTTTGCATGACGCGGATCTGACGTTGACGACGGGCGAGAGTGTCATGTGCCGGTACGCGCGGGGCGATGTCACCCGCGACGCAGACGGCCGCACCTACATGGGTTCGGTCATCCTCAACATCTTGGCGGAATATTAAGGAGCGATCATGGCAGCGGCAGCAAAGAAGTCGACCGGCACGACGTACTGGATCGGCACGACGGCGGCGGACGGCGCATCGGACACCTACACGCAGATCAAGCGCTGCAAAAACGTCTCCGTCGCAGGCGGCGGCGCATTCACGATGGCCGACACGACGGCCATCGAGGACAGCATTCGGCAGACCACCAAGACGCTGCTGGACCCAACCGACATTGATCTCGAAATCAACGAGATCCCGGGCGACGCCGGTCAGACGGCATTGAAAGCCGCTTACGACGATACCGCATCGGACGACGGCTACAACTTCGAGGCTCGCTATCCCAACGGCGACAAGCGCCGGCTCAAGGCCAAGGTGACGTCGCATCAGTACAATCTCGGCACGGCGACCAGCATCCGCATGATCCGCGCCAAGCTCGAGCCGACCACCGACGCGACCTTTATCGCCGCATCGTAACGAGGCTTAAGTGAGCACCGACGATCGGCCGCCGGAGTACGATGCCGAGATCGAGGTGTGCGGGGAGATCTTCTATTTCGCCCGCACGCTCGGCTTAGGCAAACGTCTCGAGCAGCGATTTGGTCCGCTGACGACCATGATGCGCCGGTTCGAGACCTACGACGTGACGCAGGACACCATCGCCGCGTTTGTCGGCGAGATCCTGCGCGGCGGCGACTTCGTTCCCGATGCGGCGCGCATCCGGACGTGGGTTTTCGAGGAAGGGACGCCGAAGCTCTGCACGCCATTGGCGCGCATCTGCGGCGATTTCTTTATAGGTAACCGGCTTCTGCGCGAGCATGAGGCACAACGCCTGACGGCGGCGGAAGGCACGGCCAAAAACCCTCGCTAGCCGCCGGGATCCCTGATGCCGGCGGCGACGACGACGGCCGGTTGCCTTGGGCCTGGCTGCTGGCAACCGGATTGCAGCTCGGCTGGCGCCCGGCCGACGTTTGGGCGTCGACGCTTTACGAAATCGAGACGGCGTTGTGGCTGGCGATCCGCCCGGCCGAGACGCCGGCCATGAGCGAAGCCGAAGAGCGCGCGTTTTTTGATCGGCTGCGACCCGCCGACGAACAGTAAATCAGCAGCGAGACCGATGCCCGAAGGCTTTTCGTCCATCGACGATCTGAAAGTCGTCATCGACTCCAACACCGAAAGCATGTCGGCGGGCCTCGAGCAGACGCGGCAGTTGCTGACCAAGTTCGCCGGCGACGGCACGGGCGCGCTTGGCAAGCTCGATGGCGCAATTGCGGGCCTCGGCACGAAGGTGCAAGGCATGCGCACGGCGTTCGGCACTTTGCTGCCCATGCTGGAAGTCGGCCTCGGCCTCTTTCAGAAGTCGCTCGAATACGTCGAGCTGATTTCCAACACGACCGGCAAGGGCAACGAGTTCGCCGAGTTCAAAAAAGCCATCGACGCGCTCGGCGTGTCGCTGACGACGGGCGTGTCGACGCAGTTGACCGAATTGAAGCTCGCGACAACCGGCGCGTCATCGGCGACAACGGATGCGGCCAAGGCCATGACGGGGCTCGATGCCGACGCCAAAGGCGCCGCCAGCGGATTGTCGGCCGCTAGCGACGCCACGGAGCGTGTCAGTGACGCGGCCCTGGAAACTGGATACCTCGTTAACGCGTTTTCGGATGCCGTGACGAAGTCAGAAGAAGCCGTCGGGACGTGGGTCGCGACGGCGCGGCGCATGTCGACGGAGGCGGCCGCGGCCAAAGGGCCTCTGGATGCCATGGCGGAGGCTGCGGCGCGAATTTCGAAAGAGAAGATCGAAAACCCGTTCGGCATCAAGGATCCAACCGGGTTTTTTGGCGAGTTGACGCGCCAGTTCATGCAATTTGCCGGTTCAATCGAGAGCTGGGGCAGCTTGTCCGGGCGGTCCGTTGGCGCGCTGGAAGGACAGATCACCAGCGCCTTCGATAAAGTGCGCGGCTGGCGCGATTACATGGAGGCCCTGGAAGCGGGCGAAGTCGGCGTCCTGAGTAAAATGATGTTTGGCACCGATCCCGATCAGATCCGCAAAAAGATGGCCGATCTGATGACGCAGATCGCCAAGATGAAAGAGGAATTGGCGAGCCGCGAAACACCGACGGCCGGCTTCGACAAGGCCATCGAGGCGATCGACAAGGAAATCGCCGGGCTCGAGCAAAAAGAGCGGCTGTTCGGGCTCTCTGCGGGCGCTGCGGCCGAATTATTGGCGAAAGAGCGGGCACTTGCGGCGCTTGGCGTCGAGTTCGAGGCTCTGAACAAGTCGGAGCAGGAGCGGCTGACCGAAAAGCTGACCAAAGTCCGCGAGCTGACCGACGAATTGAAGAAACTGGCAGAGACGGAAGCCGCTTACAAGCAATTGAATAGCCTCGGCGACGAAGCCGACGCCATTCAGCAAAAAATCGAGCTGCTGGGGCAGGAAGCCGGCGCTGTGGCGCGGCTGACGGCGGAATACAAGCTGAAACGAGCGGCCGAAGGGATCGACGTCAGCGACGAAAAGATGGGCGAGGCCCGCGCCTACATCGATCTGATCGAGCAGAACGCGCGTAAGCTGGACGCCGCGCAGTCGTCGCTTGGCTTCGATCGCGCCATCGACGGCATCAGCTCGCAGGCGGAGAGCCTGCGCGTGCAAGCGCAAGCGGCGGGCCTATCGGCGGGTGCCGTGGCGCGGCTGACGGCCGAGCACAAACTGCTGATGGATGCGGCGCGCTCCGGCCACGCTTTGAGCGAAGAGCAATTGGCGTCGGCTGGCGCGGCTCTGGCCGCATTGGAGCAGGCAACCAACGCCCGCGATGCAGCGAACCGCATCCGCGCGCTCGACCGCGACTTCGAGCAGACGACGCGCGAGATCGCCAACATCGAACAGCGCATCCTTGGGCTCTATCGCGAAAGCGGTGAGGTCGCGGAGCTGACCAAGCGCGAGCAATTGTTGCAGATGGTCAAGAAGCAAGGCTTGACCGTCGACGATGATCGCATGGACCGCATCAACCAGATGGCGGAAGCCTACGGCCAGGCGACGCGACTGGCGTCGACGTTCGAGCGGCAGATGAACCTCGTCAAAAGCGTCGGCACGTCGACCGCCAATGCCGTGGCGTCGGCCTTCGATCAATGGATGCGCGGCACGGAAATCAAGGGCAAGGATCTGGTGGCAAACTTGCTGCGCGAGTTTGCCAAGCTGGCGTTGATGCAAGGGGTGCTCAACCCGGCGCAGAATATGTTTCAGCGGCTGGTCGGCGGCATTTTGGCGCCGGGCGTTGGCGGCGGGATCGGCGCTTGGCAAACGTCGGTCATTCCCGGCATGGCGCAGGGTGGCACACTGATGCCGGGCGTGCCGACGATGGTCGGCGAGCGCGGCCCGGAAATGGTCATCCCGCGCGAGCGCGCCAGCGTCATCCCGAACCACGCGCTTGGCGGCATGGCCGGCGGCGGGACGCAGGGCGGCACCATCGTCGTGCGCGTGCAAGCGAGCCCCGAGTTCCACGCCAGCATCGACACGCGCATGACCAATGTCGTCAGCGAAGCCGCGCCCGGCATTGTCGGTGCATCCGTGCAGGAAACCGATCGGCGCATGCCGGCCATGATGGCGTCGGCCCAGCGGAGGCGGATGTGATCATCTGGCCGCGCACGGTGCTTCCGCCGCGGTCGGCGCAGGCCGATCCACTGCCGGTCACGACGTCGGGTCCGGCGTCGCTGTCCGGCGTCCGGCAGGTCGTGGCGGCGCCGGCGGCCGTCTGGGTGATCACGCTGCAATCGATCCCGGTCGCCAGCGTCGCGCAACGGCTGACCTTTCGCGCGCTCGGCGCGCAGATCCAGGGCCGCGCCAATCCGGTGCTGGTGCCGGTGTTCGATCGCGTCGAGCTGCGCGGGTCGGGATCTGGCGTCACCTACACCGCGCCGCATTCCGACGACTCGTCTCACAGCGACGGCAGCCTGTACGCCAGCGGCGGCTCGCAAGCCGTCGTCGCAGCCGCGGCGTCCATGGGCGACGTCGCGTTGTCAGTGACGATCGTGTTGGGATCGCTCGAAGCCGGGCAGCATTTGTCCATTGGCAATCGGCTCTATCGCGTGGCTCGCGTCGATGCCGTGTCCGGATCGACGCTCGATCTCATCGTGTGGCCGCCTTTGCGCGACGACGTCGTGGCCGGATCGGAAATCGAACTCGACAATCCCGTTTGCAAGTGCCGGCTCTACGACGACGCCGGCATGAATGTGACGCTCGAGTACGGCCGCACCGCATTCCCGACGGTCAAGTTTCTGGAAGACATCACCTGATGCCATGGATCGACGCATCGACCGCCGCGCTCCTGGCGAAATCGACTGTGCGGCAAGCCATTCTCGTCGAGTTGCAATTCGCGTCGCGAACCACGTACATCTGGAACGGCGCCGGCCGCGTGCGGGCCGCCGGGCAGATGTGGTCCGGCGTTGGCGAGATGGGCGGCATCCAGGGATTGCAGCAGACGCGCGAGCCGACGTCCGACAAGGTGACGTTGTCGCTGTCCGGCGTGTCGCCGGAGATCCTGTCCAGCGCCAAGAACAACACTGCCGACGTGCAGGGACGGCCGTGCATCATTCGCATGCAGCTGTTCGGCGAGACGTGGCAGCCGGTGGGCGCGGCGCTGCCGCTGTTCTGGGGCACGATGCAGCGGATCAAGATCACGCGCAGCGAGGCGAAGGATCTGGCCGGCGGCACGCGCGTCTGTTCGCTGGAAGTCGAAAACCCGTTCGCCGATCGCAGCCGCGCGGCACATCGACGCTATACCGACGCCGATCAGCAGGCGCAGCATCCGGGCGACCGCTTCTGCCGCTGGGTGTCGATCCAGCGCAATCAATCGATCGTCTGGCCGGATTTCTGAGCCCGTGACGCTCGCCCAGTATCTGCAATCGGTAGCCCGCACGCCGTTTCAGTGGGGCACTGCTGACTGTGCCACGTTTCTGGCTGACTGGGTGCTTCTCCGCACGGGGTGCGACCCGATGGACGGCATTCGCGGGACGTACAGCAATGAAGTCGAGGCCCGTCGCATCATCCGGCCCTTTGGGCTTGGCGTCTTTGTTCTGCGCTGCGCGCAAGGCGTCGGGCTCGACCAGACACACGACCCGAAGCCAGGCGACATCGGAGCCATCATCGTGACACGTGACGAACCGGCCAAAGGCGCTATCCGCACGGCGCGCGGATGGGTGCTGCGCGGCGACCGCCGCGTGGTCGGCGTCGCCGATCCGGTGCATCACGCATTGGCGATCGGGGTGCCTTGTGGCTGAGACCCTGGCCGTCTACCTGCTGACCACGCTCGCCATCGAGGCGACGGCGACGGCGGTCGCCATCACGACTGTCGGCATTGGCCTCGGCCTGTCGGTCGGACTTGGGCTGCTGGCGCAGCAGTTCCTAGCACCGCAAGCGCCTGAGCGGACCCCGAACGACCGGCAGGTGATCGTCAAATCCAGCGTCGCACCGCGCACCCGCAGCTATGGCCGCGTCCGCATCGGCGGCGCGCAGATGTTTTTGAACGCCAAATCGGGCGTCCTCTATCGCGTGCTTGCGCACGCCGACGGCCAGATCGACGGCATTGAGGAACATCTGATCGCCGACGAGGTTGTGACGCTGGACGGCAGCGGCTGGGTCGTGACGCCGGCCAAGTGGCTCGGCAACTACGTGCGCATTCAATGGCGCGACGGCGGCACGGCGCCAGCGCATTACACGAGCCTCGAGGCCGCGTTTCCGGATTGGGACGACACGCATCTCGGCAAAGGCATCTTTCACAGTCTGACGTCGTTCCGGCAGAACGCGTCCGAAAACTTCTCAGCCGCCTACCCGCAAGCCGAGAACACGTCCTACAAGGTCACAATCCGCGCGGCCCGCGTCTGGGATCCACGCGACTTGGGCCAAGATCCAGAAGACGCATCGACATGGGTGTGGAGCGACAACGCAGCGCTATGCATCCTCGACCATCTGCGCCACGCCTCCGGCATGGGCGTTCCGCTATCGCTGATCGAGCCGGAGATTGACGCCTGGATCGCGGCGGCTGACGCCTGCGACGATGCCGTGCCGCTAGCGGCGGGCGGCACCGAGGCGCGCTATCGCGTCGGCGGCACGTACTCATTCGACGAGCGCCCGGCCGACGTGCTCTCGCGGCTCATGACGGCCTGCAATGCCCGGCTTTGGAACGGGCCATCGGGCGGCATTGCCATCGCCGTCGGCGTGTGGACCGAGCCAACCGTCACGATCGGCGATGACGCCATTACGGGCTATGAGCTGGCCTCGGGCAGCGAGGGTCCGGAAACCGCCAACACCTTGAGCGCGGTCTACACCGATCCATCGCTCGGCTACGTCGAGGCCGACGCCGAGCCGTGGTCGAACCCCGATCTAGTCGCGGCCTTCGGCGAAAAAAAGGCCGACGCGCGGCTCTACATGGTGCCGAGCCACGGCCAGTGCCGGCGGCTCATGAAGCAGGCTCTGGCCAAGCTGGCGCCGGCTTGGAAAGGCCAGATCACGACGAACTTGCTCGCGATGCCGGCGCTGGCCGAGCGCTTCGTGCGCATCCAGATTGCCGAGGTCGGGCTCGACATCACGGCCGAGATCGACGACGTGCAGTTTCGCGTCGAAGCCGGATCGATCGTAACCGGGCTGGTCATCCAGTTCACCGCCATGGACGCCACGACGTTCGATTGGGACGCGGAAGCGGAAGAAGGCACCGCGCCGGAAGCGCCGCCGGCTATCGCCCGCACGCCGATCGACGCGCCGACGGGCGTGCTGGTGCTGATCGGCGAACGCGCAGGCGCGCCGGTCGGGCTCGTCTCGTGGGATGCCATCGGCGTGGACGGCGTCGGCGTCGAGGTGGAATACGCGCTGTCCTCGACGCTCGAATGGCAGCGGCTGCCGGCGTCTGTTGCCGGTGTCACGTCCGCCGAGACGCCAGCGCTGATCGATGGCGAGACATACTCGTTCCGCGCCCGCGCGGCAGGGCTGACGACGGTATCGCCCTACACGGCCATCATCGAGCGCGATGCGACCTATGACAGCGTCGCGCCGGGCGTGCCGATCACGCTGAGCGTGTCCGTCCTCGGCACGACGGCCACGATCGCATGGACCATGCCGGCCTCGGCCAACACCTACGGCGCACGCCTCTATCGCGGCACGACGAGCGTCGCCGCCGACGCGACGCTGATCGGCACCGTGCTCGGCGAAGCCGATGACGTCATGAGCGACGATGACACCGCGCTCGCCGCCGGCACCTACTGGTGGTTCGTCGCCACCATCAACGGCAGCGGCATCGCCAGCGCGCGCACGCTCGCCGGCACCGACGCGATTGCTTGACCTTGAGGAGTTGACGCATGCCCGTTTCGCGCGTCGCCAGTGAAATCTGGCGCGATTACGCTACCGACGGCGTGTCCGCATCCGGCGCGCACAAGCCGATCAAGTCGCACATCCGGCGATGGGCGAAGGAAGTCGAGGCGGCGGTGGCTGCCGGCGGCTATTCGGCAACCGACCCGGCATTCGGCGTCGTCGGCGATGACAGCACCGACAACACCGTGGCGCTGCAAGCCTGGCTTGATGCGGTCCCCGAGGGCGGCATCGGCCGCCTGCCGCCCGGCATCTATCGCACCGGGCCGCTAATCATCACGACGGACCGGATCAAGATCGATCTGGACCCTGGCGCGGTTCTGAAATTCACGACGCTCGGCGCCACGACGAACGCGCTCGACGTGCAGGCTGATGACGTGTGGATCGACGGCGGAAAACTGCTCGGGCCGTCAGCGTTATCTTTTGTGCTTAACGAAAATGGCGTCTACTGTCAGGGCACGAGCGCGGCGTCGATGCGCCAAAACTTGCGAGTGACAAATTGCGAGATCACTGGTTTTGGCGGTCATGGTGTCTATGCGCGATTTGTAACCGAGGTCGAAATAGATCGCTGCTACATCCATGAATGCGGCTATGCCGGCGCCATGGTGCTGTCCTGCGACGTGTACCGCATTACGCGCAACCGTGTCGTTGCGATTGGGCCGGGCACGGGCGGCGAGGCCTACGGCATTTCATCGACGCACATTTCGACCGGGTTTAATCTCGACCAGACCACAAACCCCTTCTCGCGCCACGGCATCGTCACGCACAACGTCGTTGAAGATACCCCGTGGCAAGGGATCGACGTGCACGGCGCCTACTATTACGACGTGTCGTACAACAAAGTGTTTGCGTGCCGATGGGGCATTTCTGTGACTGGTTCGTCCGGCGACGCTACGGGCTATGCGGGGGCGGAGAATAGTTGCTCGTTCAATCTTGTCGATGCGCGCACACGCGCCGGCGATACGTCGGGGCGCGAGTGGACCGGCTTTGGCGTCAATGTGCAGGGTTC